TGATGGGTTTTGCTTTCACTCCCTTCGTCACTCTTTCGGAACGTGGCACTTTGCTAGTGGCTCAAAGCCAAGGCAGATTATGGATATGATGGGACATAAAAACATTGTCACCACACTCATCTATGGTAAGTCCACCGATGAAGCGAAGAGAGAAGCAGTAAATAATCTAGCGTACTAAATCGTGCTTTCTAGCGCGTCCAAAGGTTTCAATTTTTGAGTGATTCGACGAATTTTATGGTAATTGTTAAGCGCGTTGTTATACTAATTATTGCGCAGTTCCCTTGGGAGTGTGGCGGAATTGGTAGACGCGCCGGACTTAAAAACCAGATAGATTTTATTACACTTAAGTACACAAACCTTTAGCGATTGGTCAAAAGCCAGTCGCTTTCTTAATTTATAACCTATCCACTAAAGGATAAATATCCACAACATAATCTAACGCGATCCACACATGCCTTTACTTGTTGAAATAGAGAAACAGGAGACATTAGAACGTAATCAAATAAGGGGCGGATTAGAGAAACTAAGGAAGGATACACTTAACTTAGAACAAAGAGACTACGCATCTGCAACCGTATATGGTTCTGCGTCTATAGCTACGTTGTTACCAACACTTGTTAAATATTTAAGAGAGAAAAAAGAGGAAAGAGTTGAAGCTATAAAAACTAAGGGCGTTGGTAGTCAATTAGCACTGATGCCATACCTATTTGCTTTAGATACTGAAGCTCAAGCTGTTATTACAGCTAAGTTAGTCTTTGACAAAGTATTTTCTCCACGTAAACAAAATCAATTAGTAATAAAAATAGTTGAATCTATTGCTTCTGCACTCGAAGCTGAATGTCAAATGCAGTATTACGAATCAGTTGCTCCAGCATTATTCAACACACTTAAGGACAATTACTGGCATCAAGCCAAAGGCACTGACTACAAACGTAAGTCAATGCAGACAATCATGAACAAGACAGATGTCGAGCCATGGATACCTTGGAACGGGATACGTAAAGTACAGCTTGGGGGCTTTATGCTTGAAGCAATTGCCCATTCATCAGGTTGGTTTACTAATGTTGAACAACGTATTGGTAGAAAATCTAAAACATATGTAACTACTACAGATGTATTTAATAAGCATAAAGATGAAATAGTTAGACTTACTGAATTGTTTAGTCCTTTGGCTAAACCAATGTATATTGAACCTCGTGATTGGAGTACTACAAACGACGGTGGTTACTATTTAAATCAGCTAACTAATTGTCATGAAATGGTTAGAAGGGGTGAACCGTTACCTATACAGGGGAAAACTACCTATGCCTTCTTAAACAAAATACAGAAGGTTAAATATAAACTTAATGACTTTATAGTTAACGTAGCTAAATCGTTAGAAGAAAAAGAAATAGAAGTAGGAAAGTTTCGTCCTGTTATTAATCATCCAATCCCTCCTAAGCCAGTAGATATAGATACTAATAAGGAAGCTAGGAAGGAGTGGAGAAAAGCTAAAGCTGTAGTACATAACAAGAACGCTAACGAGTGGAGAATATCTTGCCGAACAAGGATGACCATGAATTGTGTCAGAGAATTTGAAGGCAAGGATTTTTATATACCTTGGTCATTTGACTACAGAGGAAGAGCATACCCAATACCATCATTCTTAACACCACAAGACACAGACTTTGGTAAAAGTTTACTTAGGTTTAGTGAGGAGTCAAAGATAACTGAGGAGGGTATAAGATGGTTAGCTTTCCAAGTAGCTACTACTTATGGTCTTGATAAAGCGACCATGGAGGAGCGATTAGCTTGGGTAGATAAACCAGAAAATAAAGAATTAATTATACGAGTGGCTACAAGTCCTCTAAATAATATTGGAGATTGGGAAGCAGCTGATGAACCGTTTCAGTTTCTTGCTGCTTGTCATGAGTACTATTTAGTGGTCATAGCTGGTAAGAAAACTACTGGTTTACCCGTGGCAACCGATGCAACATGCTCAGGTCTACAGATCTTGGCTGGTCTAGCTCGCGATAAGTCCACAGCATGCTTGGTTAATGTAATGCCAAGTGATAAACCTCAAGATGCGTATCAAGTAATAGCAGATAAGAGTATTAACAATATACCTAAAAGGTTACGACCTTACTGGGATAGAAAGAAAACTAAAAGATGTGTTATGACCATACCTTATAACGCTAAACCTTTTAGCAATAGACAATACATACGAGATGCTTTTAAAGACGTAGATATAGAGGTACAAAAAGAAGAACTAACACAAATAGTTCAAGCGGTCAGGGATGCTATGGAACAAGTAGTTCCCGGACCGATGAAAGTTATGCGTTGGATAGAAAAAGAAGTATCCAAGGTCATAAAAAATGGAGCTAATCATTTAATATGGGTCACTCCTTCTGGTTTCAGAGTTACACAAAAGCTCATGAAACAAGACTGGAAGAGAGTAGAACTACAGTTATTTGGTACGACTAATTTAAGAGTAGGTACAGACAAAGACAAGGAAGTTGATTTACTACACCACAAAAATGCTACTGCCCCTAACCTTATCCACTCATTAGACGCTTCATTATTACATTTAAGTGCAACTAAATTTGATGCACCAATAAGCCTTATACATGATTCTGTCTTGTGTAGAGCTACAGATATGACGTACCTTTCTACATTGGTACGAGAGACATACATGCACCTGTTCGCAGAGCATGATTTTTTAAAAGACTTTGCCCAAGCTATTGGAGCTGAGTCTGAACCACCGATCATCGGAGATTTACAACCCTCCGAAGTGATTGAATCCACTTATTTCTTTTGTTAATGAGAAACATACACGTAACACCCAAGCCTGTAACTCTTAGTGGTTATCAGGCTGTGTTGAAGCCAAGTCAATTTGGCTATTCATTGAAGGCAATCGTCGACGATGACATGGTTAAAGCACTTGAAGCAGAGCGAGAGGACTGTCTTAAATGGGCAGAAGCCAAGCTAAAGAATCCAAAGAGAGCTACATTAAAGCCTACTCCTTGGGAAGAAGTATCTGACGGTCAATATATAGTTAAATTTTCTTGGTCTGAAGATAAGAAACCACCAGTAGTTGATAGTGAAGGAACACCCATAACAAGTACAGAGGTTCCAGTATATGAAGGGTCTAAGGTTAAAATTGGTTTTCATCAAAAGCCTTATATACTTCGTGATGGCGTTACCTACGGTACTTCTCTTAAGTTATCGGGCATACAAATTATCTCAGTCCAGTCCGGAGCTGGTGTCGATACTGGTGACTTGGATGAAGAAGGTGTAGCTGAATTGTTTGGTAAGACACAAGGATTTAAAGCAGACGACCCTAACGTAACTCCAGCTACAGAAGAGGTTACACCTGACGACGACTTTTAATGTTTAAGTCAGGATTAGAGGAGAAAGTCTCTGATCTTTTATGTGAATTAGGTGTGGACTATGAGTACGAAGGGACAAGTTTTCCTTACACAATTACTCATAAATACACACCTGATTTTGTCTTACCATCAGGCATATGCCTAGAAACCAAGGGCTTTTGGAGACCTGAAGATAGACGCAAAATTAAACAGGTTATAAATGATAATCCTGAAATAGATTTAAGGATGATCTTCCAAGACCCTTATAAAAAAATTAGTAAAAAATCAAAGACAACCTATGCAAAATGGTGTCAGAGATATGGAATTAAATGGTGTGCATTTCACGCCATACCAGTTGATTGGCTTACATGACAGAAAGCGAATTTATTAGACACGAACCATGTCCAGACTGTGGCTCATCCGATGCTTTAGCTATATACACGGATGGTCACACCTTTTGTTTTAGTTGTCAGACTAGAACAGCTGGATCTGGTGACCAACACACTCATCAAATGCAAGAAAATGTCAGTTTTAAAGGATCAGCCCAAAGGCTGCAAAAAAGAAAACTTAGTGAAAAGACATGCCAGCTCTACAAAATCTATAGAGACGAGGCACAGTTACGCTTCCCTTATTTCGATGGCTCTGGACGCATTAAAGGATTCAAAACCAAAACAAAACTAAAAGAATTTAAATATGAAGGAGTTTCCACTGACACCCTATTTGGTCAGCACCTCTTTCCTAATTCTGGTAAACGTATTGTTATTACTGAAGGTGAATTAGATGCTGCCAGTTGTTATGAAGCAATGGAAGGCTGGCCGATGGTCTCTCTTCCTCATGGTGCTGCATCAGCCAAAAAGGACATCCAAAAACAAATACCCCTACTTCAGGGCTATAAAGAGATCGTTTTATTTTTTGATAAAGACGAAGCGGGACGAAGAGCGACGGAACAAGTGGCTGCTATCTTACCGCATGGGACAGTTAAAATTGCTAATTTGGCGGACCCTTACAAGGATGCCAGTGATGCTTTACAGGCTGGTGATAAAAGTGCTATTTGCCGTGCTATATGGGACGCGAAACCTTATCAACCTGATGGCATCGTGGATGGGAAATCGTTATTAGATGCTGTAACAACCCCATCTCCTCCCTGTGATCACAAATACAAATGGGCTGGATTACAAGAAAAAACTCACGGTATAAGATATGGTGAGCTAACTACAATTACAGCTGGAACTGGTCAAGGGAAAAGCACTTTCTGTAGGCAATTAGCTACAGAATTATTAGAAGAAGGAGTCAAGGTAGGTTACATCGCATTAGAAGAATCTAACAGGCGAACAGCATTAGGACTTATGTCTGTAGCTGTGGGACAAGCCCTGCATCTTGGCGAACACGATTATGAAACACTCAAAAATGCCTACGATTCCACTATCAATGGTTGGCAACTTTATTTATACGACCATTTTGGTAGCTTATCTTCGGATATTATCTACAGTCGAATTGAATATATGGCACTCGGGTTGGATATAAAAGTTATATTTTTAGACCACCTATCCATATTGTTATCCGGTTTAGACGGAGACGAACGACGAATGATAGACCAGACAATGACTAACTTAAGAAGTTTAGTTGAACGTACTGGTATTACATTATTTTTAGTCTCACATTTGAGACGAACTCAGACCGATAAAGACCATACTGATGGTGCAAAAGTTAGTCTGGGACAATTACGCGGAAGCCAAGCCATAAGCCAATTGTCAGATACTGTACTTGCTCTAGAAAGAGATCAACAAGCTGGTAATGATACATCTACTTTAAGAGTATTAAAAAATAGATACAGCGGTGAAACAGGCGTGGCAGCTGCGTTGAAATACGATAAACAAACATGTAGATTCAATGAAACTACGGACCCAATTTTCAGTCCCACAACAGATTTCTGAGACTGAATTAAAAAAACCAAACCCACCTACAAAAGAAGCAAAGAAAAAAGCAAAGTTCGTGGATAAGACTTATGCCGGAAAAACAAATGCTGGTGTTTGATTGCGAAACAAACGGATTATTACATGACCTTTCTGAGATACATTGCATTGCCATCTTCGATTCCCAAAAAGAAGAAACCTTCGTATTTAATAATCAAGGTAGTGACTGCTACCCGATCACGGAGGGTTTGCATTGGCTTTCCAATGCTGACCTTATTGTCGGTCATAATATTTTGGGCTTTGACATACCTGCTTTTCGGAAAACTTATTCTTGGTTTAATACTAATGCTGACATTATTGACACTTTGGTCTTATCTCGCTTATATCACCCAAACATGATGGAGATAGATAAGAAAAGAAACGTACCAAGAATGCCATTACAGTTATATGGCAGACATTCGTTAGAAGCTTATGGATATCGGTTAGGTGAATATAAAGGAGAATTTGGTAAAACTACTGACTGGCAAAACTGGTCACAAGAAATGCAAGATTATTGTGTACAAGACGTACACGTCACAACAAAATTATGCGAGCACTTCCGCCCTTACCTAAATGGCTCGCGTTAGAACACCGAGTCGCTGAAATACTTACAGAACAAGAAATACATGGATGGTACTTTGATGAACAGAAAAGTCAGCAACTTGAATCACATCTCCGAAGAGAGATGGAAGACACTGTTGAAATACTTCGAGGACAATTCCCTTTCGTTGGAGGAAAGATGTTCACTCCTAAACGAAATAACTCATCCACAGGATACATCGAAGGAGCTGAATCACAAAGAATAGTTGAATTTAACCCAACATCACGAGACCATATTGCATGGATAATACAGATTCGTCTGAAGATTACGTTGACCCAGACTACTACGACTGGCAAACCAATTATCGACGAGATTACATTGAAGGAGATCAATCATCCCTTCTGCAAATTATGTGCGAAAGCTTTGGATCTGAAGAAGAAGCTAGGAATGATATCGCAAGGCGTGAACGCTTGGCAAAAGTTATGTACGACTAACAGTCGAATACATCACCATTGCTCAGTAAATACTAATACTTTTAGAGCAAGCCATCGTAAGCCAAATTTAGCCCAAGTTCCAGCTGACGCACAGTTTAGAGAACTATTTAAAGCTAGTCCAAACAAAGTTATGGTAGGAGCCGATTTAAGCGGTATCGAACTACGCATGCTTGCCCATTACTTAGGACGATATGACGGAGGTCGATATGCCGACATATTACTGAACGATGATATACATCAAGTTAACGCTGACAAAATAGGGATCACCCGTCGACAAGTAAAGACTGTAACTTATGCCTTTCTTTACGGGGCGGGAAACCTCAAACTAGGACTGAGTTATGATAACTCTTTACAACCCAAGGAAGCCAGTAAAAAAGGATCCGAGATTAGAAAGGCTTACGTATCTGCAATCGATGGACTCGCCGACTTATTGGCAGCGGTTGCAAATAAGGCTGCTAATGGTTACCTCATGGCATGTGACGGACGAAGGGTGCTGGTCGATAGCCCACACAAAGGATTAAATTATTTACTTCAATGTGGTGCTGGCATCGTTGCAAAACGATGGATGGTTATAGCTGATGACAACCTCAAACACGATGTCCACACTCATCAACTAGCTTTCGTACATGACGAACTGCAATACGAAACTTTACCCGAATATGCTGAAGAAATTATGAGCGTATTGGAAATATCAGCAAAATTAGCAGGGGAATATTACAACCTAAGATGTCCAATCGCGGCAGAATCAAAAACTGGAAAAAATTGGGCAGAAGTACATTAATTTATGAAATTATTAATAGATTGCGATTTTATTGTCTATAAATGTTGTGCAGCGGCAGAAACTGAAATGGATTTTGGAGATGACGTTATATTAGTCACTTCTAAATTTAGTGAAGCTTATAAATGCGTACAACGTGATATAGAAAAGATAAAACGTGAATTTCCTTTTTATGAAGAGATAATTCTATTTTTTACAAGCCCTAATAATTTTAGGAAAAAAATTTTGCCGGAATACAAAGGGCATAGAAATAGAAAAAAGCCCTGTGGATTTAAAAGGGTAATTAATCAACTCAAAAAAGATTACAAAGTTATTGTGAAGGATACTTTAGAAGCTGACGATACTATGGGTATCTATGCAACTAAGTACCCGGGAAATATTATTGTCTCACCAGACAAAGATATGAAACAGATTCCCGGGAAACTATATAACTTTGATGAAACAATAGACATCACACCAGAAGAGGGTGCTAGATGGCATTTAATACAGTCGATGGCTGGTGATAACACTGATGGTTACTCAGGTGTCCCCGGTATTGGAATTAAACGTGCTGAAAAAATATTTTCTGAGAAAGGTTATACATGGCAAGCCGTGGTTGAAACTTTTGAAGAGAAAGGCATGACTGAAGCTGACGCATTAACAAATGCAAGGCTCGCTCGAATATTAACTATCAATGATTATGACGAAGCAAAGAAAGAACCAATCCTATGGACCGCCCCCACCAATTACCAAGTTAACGACTGAACAAGACTTCAGATTAAGAGCTATTGAATTAGCTATTAAAAGTCCTGAAGCAACTAAGGAAGATATCATTACTGTCTTCCTTGCTTTACAAAAGCAAAGTTTTATACTCGCAAACTGTTTAGAAAATTTAATAACGAAATGGCCGAAACCACCAACGACCACGGACCGTCATACTACCGACGAGGTTCCATTGATGTTTGGGATTTTATTAGAGCGCAAGGATTAGGTTTTCATTTGGGAAACGTAATTAAGTATGTATGCAGAGCCGGATATAAAGATAACGATATAGAAGATTTAAAAAAAGCTGTCCACTATTTACAGAACGAAATTGAATACCGAACCAAACATCATAGCTAGGACCGGCAGGGTCCAGCAATGGATTGACAATCCAGACTCACGTCTACCCGTATCTTGCACCGTCTTCGTTGTTGAAGACTCAATGGAGGGACCAAATGGAATCGAAGCATCATGGAGATTTGTATCACACGCTCTCAGATATGGAGCGGGTGTCGCAGTCCACTTGTCGAAACTACGACCAGCGGGAACGACTACTAATAAAGGACCTGACACGCTTGTTGCAAGCGGTCCGGTGTCCTTCGCAAAAATTTACTCAACATTAAATGAAATTCTTAGGAGGGGTGGCACGTACAGGAATGGGGCGTGTGTTATTCATCTCGATATTACACATTCCGATATTCTTGATTTCGTGCAGTGTCCGAGACAAGAACTCCCATGGGTTAAAAGATGTATTGACCTCACCCCAGACCAATGGACTAATACAGAATCTGGAACAAAAGAAGCAATCCTACGAGGAATTGCAAAGGGAGATATTTGGCTCAACAAAATAAAACATGACGAAAATGGAAAACGAATCTACTCCAACGTCTGTCTTGAGGTTTACTTGCCCTCACGAGGAACGTGCCTCTTACAGCACCTTAATTTGTCTGCCTGTCGTATCGGCGACTTACGATCAGGTTTCCGTGAAGGCATGTCCTCGCTGTGTGAGTTACATGGTGGGACAGGGGTTGGAGAATCTGGAGAATATCTTACGCCAGATATCGACAGGCAAGTCGGTTTCGGACTCTTAGGTCTAGCCAACTTCCTATCAAATAATAATATTACTTATGCCGAGTTTGGTAAGGCTCTTGAAGCAACTAATAATGCTGAACCTTACGAAGATAGAGCGGGGTTAGCTGCTCGTGAACTATATCTTGGCATACAAGAAGCAGCTAACATAGCACGAAAGAACAACATGCAAAGAGCATTTGCCATAGCACCTACAGCTAGTTGTTCTTATAGAAGTAGAGACCTAAAAGGTTTTACTGCAACACCAGAAATTGCACCACCAATCAGTCGAGTAGTTGACAGAGATTCAGGTGAATTTGGGGTGACACAAGTAGATTATGGCAACGTTGAGATCGCATCTGAAGTTGGATGGGAGAATTATAAAAAGGTAGCTGATCAAATAATGATCATGCTTAACAGAACTGGATTGCTTCATGGCTATAGCTTCAATTCTTGGAGCGACATGGTGACTTACGATGAAGCTTTTATCGAAGAGTGGCTGAAAAGTCCACAGACTTCTCTCTATTACAGTCTGCAAGTAATGGGAGACACTCAAGATAAGTCTGATGCTTACGCAGCGTTAGATCAATCCGATGTTGACGATTATTTGGCAGAGTTAATGAGCAAAAATCCTGATGAAATAGCTTGTGACTGTCAACAATGAACCCCTACGAAAAATTACTAAACAGAAAAAGAAAATGGACACCTGTCCAAACCACTAAAGGAAAGATAAAAGATGGCGCAGAAGAAGCGGTGTACCGTGCTCTCGCTGTACGCAACATGGAATGTCCAGTTGGCGCGTTTGTATCTGATTCACTCTCTGAGATTCCTGAGAAAAGTAGAAAACTTTTGGAATCAAACATAAAAGATGAAGACAACCATGACTTAGCACTTGGATATATCGCTAACGCAATAGGCGTAGATGATGAAGCTGAAGCCGAGGCATTACGCCTACGTGACGCATGGATAGCACATCCAGATCACACAATATTAAAAGCCTTAGTAATTGAAAGAGCAATATTCTTTGTGATATTGCCTTTCTTTAGGTTTAATGGTGATGCTGGTTTACGTACTGTAAGTGCTGATATATCTAGAGATGAGCAAATACACGTTGCTACTAATAGTCTTGTCTGTGCAGAGCTTGGTCTTAAACCTAGCCAGTCATTAGACAAGTTAAGGAGAGCCACTATTAATTGGATCATGCAACCACTATCAGCCAATGCCGATAAATATTTGGACAAAAAATTTTGGCTGGATGCGAGTGATCGACTTATGTATGAGGGCAAAGCTCCACAATTAACCGAAACTAAGGCAGCTAGAATGCCTGCTTTTTTTGAACATGCAAACACCAACCTCCCCCAATATTCTTGAGCCAATACTTGGACCCACCCTCCCGTTTGTGCTCGAGGAACTTGAAGAAAATTTTCCTCAAGTAAACCCACATCCTAAAGAAGAGATAGGATCAATCATGTATAAAGCTGGTCAGAGATCAGTAGTTGAATGGATAAGAAAAAGGATAGATGAATAATGATAGCGTTTCCACTCGCTCCAGAAGAAATACCAAGAGTATGGAATAAAGTAAAACCTTTAATTGATAAAGCTTTAGTTCATAATTATGGTGAACAAAATTCTCTAGATATACTTGAAAAATTATTTAAAAAAGAAGTAATATTATTTATTGGAGTTGAAGCTGATGAAATTATGTCAGCTTTAATAGGAGAAGTTTTAATACATCCACGAAAAAAAGTATTTCACATCACAACATGGTCTACAAAAACAGGTCATGACTATGATCAATGGATGCAATTGTTTGATGTAGTTGAAGATTTTGCAAGAGGTCAAAGCTGCACAACTATTTCAGCATGGACTAGAAAAGGTCTTGCAAAAAAATTAAATTGGACCAACGAATACTCAGTTGTAACTAAAGATTTATAGGAGGTAATTATGAGTAGTGGTGGCGGTAAACAAACCAAATATGATGATGCTTGGATTAGTCAAAAACATGATGAGTTTCAAACACACATAGATAATTTAGGTCAATATAACGAACACAGATACCAAGAACATCTTAACCAACAGGCATACCTTGATGCTCTAGGAAAAATAAATGAAACTCAGACTGCGCAGATAGGAACTTTATCTGAGTATGACAAAATGACTGCGGGTATTAATGAAACGCAGTCTACGCAGATAGGAGATTTATTTAAATTTAAAACTGACTACGAAAAAAAATTTGCTGATTTAGAAAAACTCTATGGTAGTGGTACTAGTACAGGACCTACAATTGGAGATGTTACTAACTTAGAAGATAGAATTGAGGCAATACAAAAGCAATACGAAGGTTTAAATATAGATACGCAGTTAGAATCACTTGCGTCTTCTTTAAGAGGTGAGTTTAAAACTAATATTGAAAATTTAGATATTAATCCAACACAAACAGTAGATTTAGCACAGCTACGTAATGATTTAATCACAGAATATCCTGAATTATTTGAAAATGATTTTGATACATCTCAATTTGATGCAGATATTAAAGACTTAGATAGTAGGTTAGCTTCTTTTGAAGGTTTTAAAGCACAATCAGCATCTAATCTTGATGATGTTGAAGAAGCATTAAGAGGAGAGATTGGTAGTCTTAATCAAAGCCTTACAGCTGGTTTAGGAACATTAAGATCTGAAGCTGGAACTGCATTAGATACTGTATATAAAACAAGAGATCAAGCTT